TGACCTTGACCAGCCTGCTCTTTCATGGCAATTTCTTGGTTTTCCAGAAGGACAGCAGTCACTGCTCTTCTATATCGGTCCTGAATCTTAGGCATATCTTCATGGTCTAAGACAGGAGCCCACTTCTTTTGAAGTCCTTCAGCTAGATACATTTTTTTATCTCCTAAAGTGGTTATTGATTAAAAAAAAATAATAGTAAAATTTAGTTATGTCGTTTCATAGCATCGACATAAATGCTCATATTTTCATCGGCCTTTTCTTCAACTTCTTCAGTCTCGGTAGTGTTTTCGACTTCTTCAGTTAAAGGTTGAGCTGATTCGTTAGTTTTCGGAAAATAATTTTCCTTAATAACTTCAAGTTTCTCTGAAAATTGTTTCTCATCTTCGTAATCTATGCCTTCGGCAAGTTTACCAAGTTTTTCTTTCTCTGTATCTGCGAGATCTTTAGAAACTTCTCTCAGGGATTCCTCTCTTTTGAACTTAGCGAGTTCTGACTTAATACCTACATTATGATTAATGGATTCATCAAGTTTTTTCTCTAGTTCTTCAACTTTCTCAAAAAGATCGTCAACTAGGTCAACTTTCTCTTCTGGAATGTCAATATAATGTTCTTGGAAGAGATTCTTGAGGCCAGTCATGAAATCTTCAACGAGTTCAGAACGAATTCCTTTCTCGACTGCAATTTCATTCTCTTTCATCCACTCTTCTACAACGTAGTTAAGATATCCGTCAACTTTTTCGGATAATGTGGAGTTATGAGCTTCTTTGGCTTCATCAAGTTCTTTTTTGAACTCTTCCTCGTATTGTGCTAATCTTTCATTAACTTCGGCAAGAACCTTAGCTGAAACAGCGGTTTCAAAAATCGTTGCTGCTTTAGTCTTAAACTCTTCAGAAAGATCTTCACCACTTGTGATGGCTTCGATGTCTTCCTTAACATCAAGTTTTAAATCTTCTTTCTTGAGTTTCTTAGATTCCATTGGCTTTTCTTCTTCCTCATCACCCTCTTCTTCTTCAGGGTCATCATCTTCATTTAAAGTAGAACCCATGATTTTACCGAAAGAGTCTGACAATTCAGCCTTTTTCATTGAATTGAGTTGGTCATAGATAGCTTTTACCATTCCAGCTTTAGTTTTAGGAATCTGAATGGCTTCTTCAACCTCTTCTTCTTCCTCATCGTCACCTTCTTCTGGATCAGCTTGTTCTTCTACTTCTTCCTCATCACCCTCTTCTTCTTCAGGTGCATCATCTTCTTTGATCTTTTTGCCTGAAGACTCTTGCACAGCTACTTGCTCTTGTTCCAGTTCTTCTTCAGACTGTTGTTCCAAAATTTCTTCAGACATTGAAAATCTCCTATTTAATTAGTAAATCTTGTTATTATTATTTATAAAAATATAAACTTTTACAGTTTAGTAATGAAGTCTTCAAAAGCACTAACGAGTGTCTGCTCTCTGTTTTTTCTTGAAGATTTCTCTACTTTATCCTTAATCAATTGGATTTCTGCTTCTTTCAGAAGTCCATTATCCCAAATCCATTCCCGGCCTTCCATAATTCCAGCCACAAATGCTTCAGGAGCGGAAGGGTCAGCTACTATATCAGCAGCAGTCGCAAGATAAAAATCATCCTGAACTTCCTGAACGCCGTCCTTACTAGGTTTTAATGAACCCATTCCTCTTGATGACACACCTAAACGTGCACCTTCATCAATCAAATTCTTTACAATTTTTCCGTATGGAGTATCCAGAATCTTAGCTCTTCCCATAAAGTTTTGGTCAACTTCTTGTAATTCCTCAATCATGTGAGAAACACGTTCCAAATTTACAGTTGGTCCGTCTGGATGTCCTAATTCACCGAAAGCTCTTTTCTTTGCGATGAATTCATCAGTATATCTTTTGGCTTCTTTTTGAAGAATTGCCTGAGGGTAAATTCTACCATTACGATTTTTCGTATTGGATTGCATGAAAACCCCCTCAATGAAGTAATTCTTCCCACCTTTTTTTGTAGCTTCGGTAAGAAATTCTACATTGGTTGCTTCTTCGCTAATTAACTTCATAGTCCTCTCCGTTTATGATTCTAGTCTTCATCACCAGTTGTACTTTCACCGCTTTCATCAGCGAATCCTGTAGGTTTTGGTTGTCCAGGCGTCTTACCCATTTTTGTTCTTTTTCTGAAATCATCTTTCATTTTTTGTGCAATTGTCGGTCTAAGTTTTTTAGCCCAGATTTTTCCTTTTTTCTTTTCTAATTTTGTTGCTTTCTTTTCTATCTGTGCTTTTGTTGCAGCTGCAGCTGCATGATAAACGTGTGATTTATCTACTATACTTAAAGCCTTTTTCCTCACTTGACGCTGAACCGCCTGGTCAATTTTCTGTTTAGTAGGAGGTTTCTTCGCCGTTATTGCTCTTTTCCGAGCTGCAATCTTAGCTACTTTTTTACTAACAATACTCCGTTTAATCCTTTGTTGTTGAGTCATTACTTCTATTAATTCAGAATATGTTCTCATTTCTTCAACTCTTGTTTCTTTTCTTTTGCTCGTTGGGCTGCACCAGTACCACCTCTAACTGAAATTTTCTTTCCTGTAGCAGTAAGTCCTCGTTTTGCCATTCTTTCACTTTTTCTTTGTAATTTTTTAAATCCCGCCGTTTTCCGATACTTTTTCATTTGTCTTTTTTTCTTTTGTCTAATTTTTCTATATTCTCGCTTTTTCTTCATTCTGTCGGCGGCTTTCACCTTCTCTCTTTTAGCGACAGTAAATTCCATTAACTCTGATTGTAACTCAGCTAATGTTTTCATTAATAGTTGTCTCCAAATCCATGTTGGTCACGATTATATCCAAGTGTAGGATTTTTCTCAAAATTGGGTAAATCAAATCCTTCTAATTTTCCTATTTCTATTCCTATCATATAACTATCTGCTGAAGCAACACCTATTGTTGTTACATTAACATCTCCAAGTACGTTACTAGAATTTCCAGCTGCAGCTCCCATACCTATCGCTCCGATATGATTTCCTCCTCCAGCATAATTTATATAACCATTTCCACCTCTTAAATAAGCGATAGTTTGTTCTGTAGTACTTCCATCAAAGTAAATTCTAGTATGGTCAATACCAGATGCTATATTCCACCAAAGTTTTCTAAGATTAATTTTTGGTGCAGAAATGGCTACTCTTGTACTACCATGTGTATTTTGAGAACTAAGTCCAGATACACTCCCTGTCAATGTTTTTCCTGTACCAATATCTGTTGCAGTTTCTGCAGTCCAAGCCAGGGGGGTTATATCAGTAGCACTTGTAACCTTATAACATTTAAAAGTTGACGCTCCAGCAGTGTAATCTGTAACTCTCACATATATCGGAGTACTGTCATTTGTAGTTACTGTTTCTCCGATACAAAAATTAGCAGTTGGTGCAGCGGCCAAAGTTACAGTAGCTGTGGCATATTTTAATGCGGAAAGGTTAGCCCAGATACTATCAGTAAGTTGAGTTGCACCATCAGCAAGTCCAGTATGTTGTACCGAATATCTTGTGTTAGTATCTGTTATAGTATTTGTTAATTTAGTTATAGCCATCTGTTATCCTTTTAACACCAAACTTCATTCTAGCTTGATATTTAAATGTTATCCCTCATGAGCTTTTCCAAGAACTTTCATGAATGCACGTTCTGTTCTTTGGATTTGTTTAATAGTTCTATTTTTTTCTGAAGAGCTTAGTCCTTCTATATATTTAACCAAAATTTCAGCTGTGAAAGCATCCATTGGTATATCCGTTCCATCATCTAGTGTAATTTCACTATCTTTCTTTGACTTGGATGCCAATTTTAAGTCTTTCATCACATCTTCTGTGATAAATTCTCCGAAATTTAACATTTTAATGTCTACTCCAGCTGTTTGTACATCCCTCAAGCTTGTTTTTCTTGTTGATGTCGGTCCTGATGTTGTTTTTCTTGTCGGTGTCGTTGGTTTCGGTCCTGATGCATCAGGTTCAGGTTTTTCTTTCTTTGCAACTCTTTTCCTACGTTCCATTTCCTTTTCATAATCTTTTGTTGTCATCAATTTTGGAGGTTCTTTATCATCTTTTTGTTTCTGAGTTCTAGCATCTCTCCATCCAGGCGGAGCTTCCCCATTATTATCAAAATATTCTTCAGCATCTTTTACATCTTCAATTCC